TGCAACGAGGAATAATATCCCAGTGGCTCCGAGCGATAGTATCCCCGACATTAAATCGTAAGTCGGCGATGTGTAGGCGATGCTATCGAGCGTTAAGAGGAATCCGCCAGTGATTCCGAGATAGAGCGCGTTACATATTAGCGACACGCGAGCGATGTAGTCGTGTTCGTTGTAATTCCGTAGCATATTACGTGCCTCCTTCCGTAAAAACGGAAATAAAAGAACGCCCATTTAAGGACGTTCCGATTTTAAGCTTAAAAAATACACCTCAATATGTGTTAGAGATGCTGCACATAATGATCCGAATGTGAATTAAGCCGCTTCAAGCATTGCTAGTAATTCGTTGTATTGGTCTTGTGAAATTCTGTCTCCAATTAAGAAAATGTCCAACTTCTGTTGAGCATCCTCTTTCGATGCGTAAGACTTTCTTGTAATCTGTGATTTCATTGCATTGTATGTTAAATTCATTTTCATTCTCCATTCTAATTTTAGTGTTATTACATTCCAAGTTCCATCATTATTAATCTGAAATCTACATCTATTAGATAGTCGGTATTCTCGCTTATCTTTTCGCTCAATGGTTTCTGATAAACGGGTTCAACTTCTGGTTCATTCGGGTCCGGGTAACTAAATTCGAGTGTTTTCGTTTCTGGATTAACCCGATAACCGTTTGATTCTGCGAAGTCTTGTCCGTATTGACCGAACTCCAACTCGAGGACATCGAATGTGTCGCGATTACGCTCTGATAGTTGTGTGTAGTTTTTAATGTCTTGGTCGATGGTAGTTGTTAATACTAATCCTTGTTGTTCGCCAGTGTCCAAAATCACATTGCCACTTACTAAGTCATAAAATATTTTACGTCCTAGCTTCATTTATCTCACTCCTTTTTTTACTCAAAGGCTATCCAAAATCCACTATAATTCGATTGTTTATTTAGAGTAAATCCGTTATCTGTCACAGTAACTATTGCACTTATAGCTGTAAAACTATTGCCCGGAGTGTTAGTAAAAATCGAATCATTTAAAAACAAGGCATCTGCACCATAGGAGTTTGCTAAATAAACATACTCTCTACCTCGAGATGCTCCTGGGTAATAATCTCGCATTAGTATGATTGACGGCTTGAAATCAAGCGTTGCTACAATACTCGTAGCCGATACCGTTGTTGTTCCGCTCGCCCATTTCTTCCCTGTGCTAATACTCCCAATTAAGTCAGCTAAATTTTGAAACGTTGGGTCGGTAGGTACAACCAAATTATCATCTACGCCAGTAATCGCTGTACCTATTAAACTTTTTCCGTTACTGGCTGACGTAAAAGCCGCATCTGCTCTGTCCATTGCTGTTTTGACAGCTTTTGGAGTAGCTGCCTTTGTTTCGTCTGTACTGGTTACGGCAGACGATAACTGGACGTGCCCCTTCTTCGTGATTGACGCATCATCCGCCAAATGCGTCGTAAGCCCGCTCGCGTTTCCGTCCGCTTTTGCATTGACTTCGTTGATTGCGCCCGCCAACGTTTTGTCCGAGGTATTCAACGGAAGAATCGTAATTGCCCCGTTTTTAACTTCCTGCACAACCGCGTCAACTCCGCCGACACTTTGCGCAACCTTATCGTCCACGTACTTTCTAGACGCAATAATAATCGCCGGGTCGACTTTCAACGTAACCGCCGTTGCGTTCGCTACTTCGATAATCATGCGGATATAAAGGTCTTTCGAACTTCCTTCCGCTAGTACTGGCTTATAGGTCTCCGGATACTTACCGATAGCAATTAAATCGCCCGCTACGTCAAATAAACCGACCTCCCTTACGGTAAATCCGCCGACTGTCGAAGGAATTACCGTTTCTATTACGACCCAATTTGGATTATTCGAGTCGATTTCTACGGAACCTGCTGCGCCTCGCCATACTTCACGTTTAAGCGCAGTAGCGTTACTCGCTGGATTATAATAAGCTCCGTTACCGTCGCCGACCGCTATTGTACTAATGTCGATTTTACTAGACGTTATCTGCGAGTTAGCGACCTTTGCGAGTCCTATTTGCGTTAATATTGTATAAAAATTCTCCGCCATACTTATTCCCCTTTCGTTATACCTGTTTCGGATAGACCGATGTTGTATCGAAGTCTTGTACAATTGCGCCTAATCCGATTGTAGTAGTAACTTCGATATTCGAAGGGCTCCACGGATAGACCACTATTTCTTCGCCCGCCGTTACAGCCATCGCGAAATACACGGGATTTACCGATACCTGCGTTAGCGAGTAATTAAGGTGTGCCGGCTTTAGCTCGTCGATTTCAGCATATAGTCCGATAATATCCACCGCTTCATATGCGTGCATCACGATGTTAAATCGATACTCGGCGTTGATTTCCTCAATCCACGAACCTTTTCCGGCTACATGCGCGTTTACTACTTCCGTAAGATTCGCGACCGTTGCCGGAGCCGACCCGTTGAGCCTCGCTAATATGCGGTTGCGTCGAAAAGCAAGCGTCGAGTTCGGTCGCGGTGACATCGCAAGCACACGCTCCCAATCGTCCAATCCGTGCGTCGCTGTACTAACGTATTGCTGACTGATAACATCGCGGGCGCTCGTTCGTACCCGGTCAATCTCCGTTGCATCAGCGCCCATAATCGCGTCAACTTCTGGCGAATCGTCATAATAACGAGGTAGGGCGTCCATAAGATCGCGCTTAGTAGTTTGCGTCATTCAAGCGTCACCTCGCCGACAACTGCGACGGAATCAACGTCAACAACTACGTTTGATGTACCGCCATTGACCGTTAAGTTTTCGTAATCTAGTACACCGTCAGTATCAAGAATCGCTTCCCCAACTCGTACATATCGGATTAAACCGCTATCAGCTTCGGATAATAAGTAAGCGCCGATATTCGTCTTAATTGCGTCGAGTACGTTAGCCGGAGCCAAGTCGCCATCAAGCGCCAAGGTTGCCGTGATATTCAGCGCGATTTCGTTAACCGGGACTACTGTAACCGTCGCACCTATTGGACGTTGTGTTTCGATATATTCCGCTACATTCGCGACAATATCCGGCTCAGGCGCTCGACCATTACTTGCGACAACTACGACTTTTACCGTACCGTTACCGCCCCATAACGGGAATATCTTCGCGGTTGCCACGCCTTCTACTTCCGTCGCCCATAATTCGTAATGATAAACGTTACCCGACGTAATAGGCTTGCGGACTTTGAGTAGGTATCGCGCTAGTAGGTCGGCTCCCGATTCGTCGTCCACACCGCCGGTAAATATCGCGTTATTCGTAACTTCCGTGATTCCCGCGACCGTGTTTTCAAACTGCGTAATCTCACCGATTGTTACGTTGCCGGACGTACCGCCTACCTCTGCTTGTGTCGCGACTGTAACCGTATCCTCGTTAATAAAAGCGTCTTCAATAGTTACGAAGTATACGTCAGACTCCGTAAACACGCGATAGCCTGCGGGTATTCCTAAGCCTTCCGTACCGGTTAGCGTAATCTCACCGTTTGACGTTACCGCCGGCTTCCAGTCAACGCCTAATTCCGCTGCTCGACGTATTAAATATTCAAGGTCAGCGGTATCCGCGAAGCCGTTCTGATAAATTGCGTCGAGTTCCCACCCGAGCATTTCGAATTGATTCGCCGGTTCTGCGAGCATATCGTGTACTACTGAGCCTTCCCGTTTATCAACGTCATCGCGTGCGCCAACTTTCATTTCTTCGAGGATTTCCGCTGCTGTTCGCTCGCCGTATTTATTCGTCAAATCATCACCTCCTGCGTAAACTCTCCGTAAATACTATCGACTGTTGCGATAATAAAAACGGCGTCACCTTCGCGCCTTGTGGACACGTTAGTAACGTCGTTTATTCTGTCGTCGTAAATAAGTGCCTCGCGTACCATCCGTGGAATTTCCGCTTGGATAAAACCTTCCGTCACATCGCTTCCGATTAACGATTCGATTTCACAACCGTAATCATCCGAGTAAATCCGGAAGTGTGATCTATATGTGAGTATCGCCTTTACGATAAATTGTATTAACGCGTCCTTATCGTCAACCATTCCACCGAGCCTCGATGTACCGAAGTTAATTCGATAAGTGTACGTAGGCTCCGGTTGGGCGTTTGCTTCGGCGCCAAGATATGCGTCGAGTAATTCCGTACGGTTATCCGGGGTTAGACTCATACGTACCACACCGCCCTATCGAGGATAACGTAAACCATATCCTCGTCGAGGCAGGCGACAATTACGCGGTCGCCTGCTTTTAACTCGTCCACATACGTTAGGATTCCGTTCTGAATGTCGATAGATTCGTAACCGTGCGTATGTGGACCCGTACCGGCTGGCTTCGTACTTCCACCGATATCTGCGCTACTTAAAGTCACTTTCCGCTCATGACGTGTTAACCGTTCTGCTACGATTAAGTCGTCCTTTTCGAGTTCTAATCCGTCCGAATCCAGTTTTATTTTAAGGTCCGGAGGCGCTGCGGTAACAGTCGCTATTTCGATATTGACCGGCTTTGAGTAGCCTGTGTTACGTATCATCTGACCGAATTTAGAATACGGATCACCCTCCGCCGTAATTCGTTTTTGCATAACTCACCTTCCTACATTTTGACGTAATTTAACGGGTTAACTGCATTAGTCTGCTTCCCGTTCCAGCGCGGTTTATGGACTTCGAAATGTAGATGCTGGCCCGTGGATCGTCCGGTACTACCCATTAATCCAAGCGCCTGTCCTTGCGCAACGGTATCGCCTACACGCACCTTACGGCTTCCTGTCCGCATATGCGCATACACGGTTTCAAACGTCTGCCCTCCGATGTTATGGACGATCATTACGCATTCACCTAACGTAGAGTGGCGCCATGACCTCGATACCTTTCCGGCTGCTGACGCTTTAATTGTGACCGTACCGCCCGTTGCAATATCGATTCCCATATGTTTAGGGCGCCCCGGAGTCTTGAATCCGCTTGTAAATCGCCCTGACGCCGGTTTAGCGAATCCGCCGGAACTCGACGGCACATTACCGACATTACCGCTACCACTTCCTCCACCGCTTGTTTCCTTAGCGGGCGCCGTAGGTTCTTCGTAATCCATCGTTGGTAATTCTAATTCCCGCGATAACGTAAGTGACATCGTATGCAATCCGCCTGCATCGAATTTATGAGAATCGGAGGATACGTAAAAAGCACCGAGAATACCCGTCATAAGCTCGTCGACTACTACGGTCGTGGCGCTTACTACGTCGATATCGCCGATAGCGTTAACGCTAAATTCCTGCTTCGGCTTCGATAGTTCTTTAAGTAAAGCGTCTGCTAACGGTTTTAACGCTATCGCCGTCGTTACGTCGCTATTATGCTCGTAGTGTTGCATGACTCCGTAGTTAGCCGATTTGCCGGACGTTACTTCGACAGTTACCGGCTTGTCTTCGTCGCCCCCGGTTAATTTGACGCGCGTCTTAACATCCTCAATAGATTCGGAAAATGATGCGTCGATTATATTCCGGTTGTTTTCGATGGCCAATCGTTTAACCTGCGCTGTAACTTCGACAAGTTCGAGTAAGCCGTTAACATTTCGCACACGGTAACGCTTACCTGTTGCCTTTTGCGTAGTCGTTAAAGCCGTTACTACGATGTCGTATAACGTTTTACCGCGAATAATATGCCGAGGGATTACGTACTTTGTATCCGCAATTGCCCCGGTTTTTATCCCGTACTTACCGCATAACTCCGACAGTATTTGCGATGCCTTCTTATTGATATAGCGGACGGTATCGCTGCTCCGCGTTAGGTACGTATTATAATCGTGTATTGACAAAGACTGATTTCCGTTGGATGCGATAGTAGTCTCGAAGATAACCCCGCGGAATAACTCGCGCTCACCTTTAGATACGCGAATCTCTCCGCCTCGCTTAAAAGGGATTACGCTACTACGTCCGTCCCGCGTATTATTCAACGATATCGAACAACTTCGGGAAGCCTGCGCCGTATCTCCACTGATTTCAACGTCCTTTACGTATCCCGAGAGGTCACGTATTTTACCGTCTTGGTAATAGATAACGCGTAATTTCGAAGTCATTTCGGAATCACCAGCTTTTGTCCGAGTTTTACGACATTCGGATTATTACCGATAACCTTCCGATTAGCCTCGTAAACTTTGCGCCAATCTGCGCCGAATACTTTCGATAACGTATCGCCGGATTTAATCGTATAAGTCTGCGCCGGTTTCGTCGTTTCTTTATTTACGACGGGTGGGCGTTGCTTATCCGCCGGCTTCGGTGCTGATGTAACGACTTTCGGCGTTGCTGACGTATCGAGGAATCGATATTCCTTTAGTGATAACGTATAGTAGATGTCGCTCGGACTACCTGCGCGTTGGACTTCGTATTTAAAGTCACGTATCGTAACCGCGAAGTTAACGTCAGTACCCGCTACGACGAAGCGTAAAGGCTTCCGCTCATTACGCCACCTCTCGATAATCCGTACACATTCCGCCGGTAGCGGTAAGTCCGCATATTCGCAATAAGACGCGTTGTAATGTAACGGGAAAAACGAATCAAACGATAGTTCCGCTGCGCCACGTTCCCCGATTACCGTGTACTCTCCAAAATGCGCTAACTCGATATCCGTATTGCCGAACGTTGTGTTAACGTTGAGCGTCGGAGGGTTAACGGGCAGGCGTAGCTTTTCTGCTCCGCTGTTAAACGATAACCAGAATTCAATCGCCATTATGCACCACCCTCCAATGCTGCGTTAATTTTACGGTAAAGTTGGTCCGCGATACTATCGATATCCGATTCTTGGCGAACGTTGAACGTGTTTCCGGTAATCGTTACGCCACCACCTGCGCCTTGTTTAGATGCCGATGCTTGCGTTGTACTTACGTTGTTATACGTCGTGCTGTTGTTATACGTAGCGCCTCC